TTCCCAGCAGCGGGGCCGGTCAAGACGCAGATCATAGGACGTGAGACGCCTGAGAAAAAAGAAGCAGCAGTACGTGTCCAAGAAGATATGAACAACCAGCTCATGAACGTGATGAATGAGTATCGCCCTGAGCATGAGCGGATGCTTTGGGGCTTGGGCCTGTCAGGTAATGCGTTTAAGAAAGTGTATTACGACCCCTCGATGGAGCGTCAGGTCTCTCTGTTTATTCCCGCTGAAGATATTGTGGTGCCATACGGTGCGTCTAATATTGAGACAGCGGAGCGTGTCACGCACGTCATGCGTAAGACCGAGAACGAGATGCGCAAGCTTCAGGTCAGTGGCTTCTATAGAGATGTGGATCTTGGGGAGCCTAACAATACGCTTGATGAAGTAGAGAAGAAGATTGCTGAGAAGCTAGGGTTTAGCGCCACAAGTGATGCTCGATACAAGCTCCTTGAGATGCAGGTGAACTTGGATTTGCCGGGGTATGAGCATGAAGAAGACGGCGAAGAGACAGGAATTGCGCTACCTTACATCGTTACGATTGAAAAAGGGTCAAACACAGTCCTCGCAATCCGCCGTAACTGGGAACCAGACGACAAAACATACGCCAAACGACAGCACCTCGTGCACTACGGATACGTCCCGGGATTCGGGTTTTATTACTTTGGTCTCATACATCTTGTTGGCGCTTTTGCTAAGTCTGGTACTTCTCTTATCCGTCAGTTGGTTGATGCGGGCACTCTAAGCAATTTACCCGGTGGGTTTAAAACTCGTGGTATGCGGATCAAGGGTGATGACACTCCAATTGCTCCCGGTGAGTTCAGGGACGTGGACGTGCCTAGTGGCACAATGCGTGACAACATCTTGCCCCTTCCATACAAAGAACCTAGCCAAGTATTGTTAGGTTTGATGAATCAGATCGTAGAAGAAGGACGTCGCTTCGCAAACACGGCTGACCTTCAAATCAGTGATATGTCGGCTAACTCGCCGGTCGGTACCACACTGGCTATCTTAGAACGTACGCTTAAAGTGATGTCCGCTGTTCAGGCACGGGTTCACTTCTCAATGAAGCGTGAGCTTGGACTACTTAAGAAGATCATTGCCGATTATACGCCAGAGGACTACAACTACGACCCCGTTGAAGGCGACCGTCAAGCTAAGAAGTCTGACTATGACAACGTTGACGTAGTTCCTGTAAGTGATCCGAATGCCAGCACAATGGCACAAAGAATCGTGCAGTACCAAGCGGCGTTCCAGTTAGCACAAACCGCTCCTGACTTATACAACATGCCACTATTGCACCGTCAGATGCTAGACGTGTTGGGTATGAAAGATGTGCAGAATCTTATTCCGATGGATGAAGATCAGAAGCCTACAGATCCTGTGACTGAGAATCAGAACATCTTGATGTCGAAAGCGGTCAAAGCGTTTACATACCAAGACCATCAAGCGCATATCACAGTACATATGTCTGCAATGCAAGATCCGAAGATCATGCAGTTGATGCAGGGCAACCCGATGGCACCTCAAATCCAACAAGCGGCTATGGCTCATATTACTGAGCACATCAGTATGGAGTACCGCAAGCAGATTGAGCAACAGTTAGGTATGTATCTACCTCCACAAACGGATGACAATGGGGAAGAAACTCCGATGTCTTCAGAAGTTGAGGCACGTCTGTCACCGATGTTGGCCCAAGCTGCGCAGCAGTTGTTGCAGATGAACCAGCGGGAGGCAGCACAAAAGCAAGCTCAACAACAAGACTCAAGATCCGATCATCCAGATGCAACAGCAAGAGACTCCAGATCAAAACAGATGGAAGACTCAGCTTAAACAGCAGAAGTTGCAGATCGACGCCGCCGCTAAAGCGGATCAGTTAGAGATCGAGCGCGAGCGTATCAATGCCCAGAAGGAAATTGCAGGTCTTCAGGCAGGTGTCCAGATTGCCAAGAGCAAGCAAGAAATTGATGTTAAGCAGCAGATTGAGGGCTTGAAGGTAGGCGTTGATGTGTCTAAGCACAAGGCTCAGTTGGCAACACAGATCGCCACACAACTAGATCAGCAAGCAAACCAACCGACAAAAGGTGAGTAATGGACGCTTTCGAGGTATTAGTTAAGCAGATTGACGAGAAGATTACACAACTCCAAGATTTCGTAAGTACCGGCAGACCCGAGACTTACGAGGAGTACAAAAAACTGTGCGGTGAGATTCGAGGTCTTACCATCGCACGGGGCTATATCCTTGACCTCAAAAACCGTTTGGAGACCTCAGATGACTGAGATATTGATCGGCTCAAACCCCGACAATCCGCAAGTAGTAGGTATGTATCAACCCGAAGCTTCGGCTGAGGAAAAGGCTAGACAACTTCCAAAACCTGTTGGCTACCATATCCTGTGCGCTATTCCTGAAATGGAAAAAGAGTACGACAGTGGTTTGATTAAAGCTGACGAGACCATTCGCAATGAAGAGATCCTCACCACGGTTCTGTTTGTAGTCGATATGGGCCCTGATTGCTACAAAGACGCTAATAAGTTTCCTTCAGGCCCTTGGTGCCAAAAGGGAGATTTTATTTTGGTACGCCCTAACTCAGGGTCAAGACTGATTATTCACGGACGCGAGTTCCGTCTCATTAACGATGACACTGTTGAGGGCACTGTTCAAGATCCTCGCGGTATCAAGCGCAAATAAGGAGTAAATCATGGCTACATACGAAGAATTTAAGTTACCCCGATGAGCAAGATGACGACGCTAAAGCCGACGGTGGGTCGGTAGATGTTAAGCTAGAAATCGAAATCGAGGACGATACTCCCGAGCAGGATCGCGGTCGCGAACCCATGCCTAAAGAAATTGTAGACGAGCTGGAAAAAGACGAACTGGAGGACTACTCCGAGAACGTTAAGACCCGCTTGAAACAAATGAAAAAGGTCTGGCACGACGAGCGTAGGGCTAAAGAAGCCGCTTATAGAGAGCAACAAGAGGCTATTAACCTCGCCAAACGCCTTATGGAAGAGAACCAGAAGTTAAAGGTTCAATACAATAACGGCGAGCAGCATTTTATGGCTACAGCGCAGCATTCCGCTGCCTTAGAAGTAGATGCAGCTAAGAAACTTTATAAAGAAGCATATGATGCTGGGGACTCTGACCGGTTGGTCGAAGCTCAGGAATCGTTAAATAATGCAACATATAAACTTAACCAATTAAAGAATTACAGACCTAAACCTTTACAAAACCAAGAAGTTCCAGTACAACAGCAGTATGAACAGCGCCCATCTGTTCCTCAACCAGACAATAAGGCTCTAGCGTGGCAAGAACGCAACCCTTGGTTTGGTCAGGATGAAGAGATGACCGCTTCAGCTTTAGGCTTACACGAAAAGCTTAAACGTAGCGGTGTAGTCGTTGGTTCGGATGAATATTACACGGCATTGGACAAAACAATCCGTAAACGGTTTGCAGAAAACTTCGGTGATTCTGAACCTGAAACGAGAGCTAACTCTCGCACAAAATCTAGTACTGTCGTGGCACCTGCTACACGCAGCACCTCCCCAAACAAGGTGCGGCTAAAGGCTAGTCAAATGCAACTTGCAAAGAAGTTTGGTTTGACACCTGAACAGTATGCCCGTGAAGTAATTAAACTGGAGAACTAATATGAATACCAACACTCGCATTACCCGCGATTTAGAAACCCGAACAACCCAACAGCGCCCTAAGCAGTGGGCACCTGCGGAGTTGCTTCCCGAGCCAGATCAACAGGCTGGGTTTAAATACCGTTGGATTCGTGTCTCCATGCTCGACAAAGCTGACCCCCGTAACCTTTCCGCCAAAATTCGTGAAGGCTGGGAACCAGTGAAGATCGAGGAACAACCTAAATTTCAACTGCTAATCGACCCCAATAGTCGTTTTAAAGACAACATTGAGATCGGTGGGTTACTACTCTGCAAGACTCCAATTGAGTTCGTGGAACAGCGTAAAGAGCACTTCTCACGCCAAACCCAAGCCCAAACGGACGCTGTAGACAATAACTTGATGCGCCAAAGCGACGNACGGATGCCTCTCTTTAAAGAAGGTAAATCCACGACTAGCTTTGGGAAAGGAACTTAATCTAATATACGGAGCTAAAAATGGCTTATCCTACTATTAGCAAGCCCTATGGCTTTAAGCCGATCAATCTGATCGGTGGTCAAGTGTTTGCTGGTTCTACCCGCAAGATGCGTATTGCTAGTGAGTACGCAACTTCGATTGGTTTTGGTGATTTGTTGATTCGCGTAGACGACGGCACAGTTGCTCGTTCGGCTGCTACTGACTCTAAGCCCACTGGCGGTTTCGCTGGCGTGTTTATGGGTTGCGAATTCATCAATCCTAGTACTGGTCAATTGCAATTCCAACAGAACTTCATCGGTGGCACGACAGTGACAACCGGCTTTATCACAGCTTATGTTTGTGATGATCCAGATGCTCTGTTCCAAGTTGCTGTAGTTTCTGGCACAACAGTTGTGACTGGCGTTCAGTTTACTTCGATTGGCAATAACGCCACCATTGTGAACAACACAGCTATCACTGCTGCTGGTAACTCACAGGTCGCACTACTTGCAACAACCGCTGATACAGCTACCCTGCCTATCCGCATCGTTGATGTTGTGCCTGACACCGCCTATGTTTCTGGCGGTAACACGTTGTATCCTGAAGTGATCGTAAAGTTCAACTTCGGTATGCACGCTTATGACACCGCCGTCGGCGTTTAAGGAGCATATAAATGGCTATTTCACGCGCACAACTACTTAAAGAACTCCTTCCCGGCTTGAACGCTTTGTTCGGTTTGGAATATGCTCGTTACGACGAAGAGCATAAAGAGATCTATGAAACAGAGACCTCCGAGCGTTCGTTCGAAGAGGAAACCAAGTTGTCTGGCTTCTCGGCTGCTCCAGTCAAGAACGAAGGCGCTGCTATTGCTTATGACAATGCGCAGGAAGCTTGGACTGCTCGCTACAACCACGAAACCATCGCACTAGGGTTTTCCCTTACGGAAGAGGCTATCGAAGATAACTTGTACGACTCTCTGTCGGCTCGTTATACCAAGGCTCTCGCCCGCGCAATGGCTTACACCAAGCAGGTTAAGGCTTCTGCTGTGCTGAACAACGGTTTTGACACTAACTACAAAGGTGGTGATNNTGTCGCTCTGTTTAGTAATGCACACCCATTAGTCGGTGGTGGTTCTAACAGCAACATCCCCGGTGTCGCTGCTGACTTGAACGAAACTTCGCTGGAAAATGCTGTGATTCAAATCGCTGCATGGACTGACGAGCGTGGACTTCTGATCGCTGCTAAGCCTAAGAAACTCATCATCCCATCGGCGTTGCAATTCGTTGCAACCAAAGTGTTGGAAACTGAGCTTCAGGTNGGNNCNGCAGACAACACNATCAACGCCATCAAGAACAACGGCGCGATTCCAGAGGGTTATGCAATTAACCACTGGCTGACCGACACAAACGCTTGGTTCTTGACCACGGACGTACCTAACGGCATGAAGCACTTTGTTCGTATGCCACTAAGTAATTCCATGGACGGAGATTTCGATACAGGGAACGTTCGCTACAAATCACGCGAGCGGTATTCGTTCGGATGGAGCGATCCTCTTTCGATGTACGGTTCAGAAGGCGCCTAAGTACCCCTCTAACTACTTCGGTGGTTAGACGCAGCCCCTCAGCTCAAAAGGTTGGGGGGTTTGCTTTTTATACTTGCATTTATTGTTGTATAGGTTATTATTAAAGAAATCTGGGAACCTCCAGCTTTACTGACCGCCCCAGCGGACGATGCAGAGACAGTAGAGCGAAGTACTGCATATACAAGGAATTACTATGGCTCGCACCACATTCTCCGGCCCGGTCAAATCGAACAATGGTTTCGAGGGCGACATCACAGGTAACGTTGCAGCTACCACTATTACAGCCACAGGCGCTGTTTCTGGTTTGACCCTTGCTGCCACAGGCACAGGCGGTGTTAAGCTTGCTGTCCGTACGTTGGTTTCCTTACCCGCTGCCGCTGCTGGTAATGCCGGAACAATCTATTATGTTTCAGGCACCTCGTCAGGCAACACTTTGGTGTTCTCGAACGGCTCAGCAAACATTGACCTCGTGACTGGCGTTGCTGTCATCGCTTAATTAGCTCACCCACTTCGGTGGGCTTTTGTGTTTATAGGAGCTAATTATGATGCAAACTGACGTTAAAAGCGCACAGACGACTACAACAGNTAGTGTGTACGGTGCCCCAGCTCGTTTAAAAGGCGCAGTAGTTTCGTTCGCGTCTGGCGGAACGGTTGTATACCGAGACGGTGGAGCTTCTGGTGCTACTGTTTTTTCGTTTACAGCCCCTGCTGCTGCGGGCGCAATTAATGTGGTGATCCCCGGACAAGGTATTCTTTGTCGAACAGACATCCATGTAACACTCGCAAACGCTACGGTAGTTACATTCTATGGCTAAGAAAACCCCCTCTCTTGCGATCGGTCGTGGTGAAAAGCTACCTGTCAAGCAAGGAGCTGGGTTAACTGCCAAAGGTCGTGCCAAGTACAACGCTGCAACCGGGTCAAATCTGAAGGCTCCACAGCCCGAGGGTGGCCCACGTAAGAAATCGTTTTGTGCAAGAATGAGCGGAATGCCCGGCCCGATGAAAGATAACAAAGGTAAACCCACTCGCAAAGCCGCAAGTTTAAAGAGATGGAAATGCTGAAAATGAATGACTGGAACGGAAATGATCGTAGAGGTGCTGATCCAATGGTAAAAGAGCTTGCAAGTAAGCTTCAGATGTTGCACGGAGATGTGTCTGAAATTAAGGGCGCGTTGAAGGAGTTAACTCTAGCCATTAACAAATTAGCCATCATCGAAGAACGCCAGTCTACTATTTCAATGTCTGTCGAACGGGCTTTTGTAGCGATTGAGAAGATTGAAGTGCGACTAGCTTCTATTGAGAAAGACACCCCGAATAATCATCGTATCGGGGCATGGGTAGACCGAGCAGTATTTGCAATCATTGGTTTAGCTGTTATGTTTGTCATTGAGAACTTTAGGGGTAGATAATGCCAGCAACTTCAGCCAAACAGAAGCGTTTTATGGATGCCGCAGCGCACAATCCAGAGTTTGCAAAAGAAGCAGGCATTCCAGTTGGCGTAGCAAAAGAGTTCTCTAAAAAAAGTAAAGGTCGTAAATTTGGTACTTCGAGTCGTCCAGACTTGCAGAAAGTTAATAAGCCTAAAACAGCTCATGGTAGTATGAAACTATTCAAGGAAGGTGGTGACATGAAAGACGACATGAAACAAGACAAGTCTATGGCTAAGAAGGCCGTAGGTATGCACGAGAAGCAACTCCACGGTGGTAAGAAGTCTGATATGTCTAAGCTTAAGAAGGGTGGTATGGCTTGCGCACCCAAGAAGATGGCTCGTGGGGGCGGTATTGAGATTCGTGGTAAAACCAAAGGTAAGATTTGTTAAGGATCTGGTATGAAATCAAAACCTAAACAAACCCCCGCTCAAGTGGCTAGCGGTATTGTTGCGGCTCGTCAAGCAAAAGGTGTTGCCCCTAAACAAACCCCCGCTCAA